TTGTCCCACACATAATCAAAGAAAGCTTTTGTCTCAGTGCGAGCAAAGATTAGAACTACTCCGTTGCCATGAGCAACCATCTTCTCAAGGAAAGGAGCCATAGCTTTTCCATACGGAGGATTGCACCACACACGACCAAACCACTCCTGCTTCAAACCATCGTCTTCAATGGTGTAGTGATGCCCAGCGGTGTCCCATGGGCGGTCCAGGGATGCACAAGGGTCTAAGTCAAACTGCCCCAAAGCCTTAATGATTGCAGGTGGTGTTAACCACACATCCGTTGCAGATACTGATGTTTCTCCACCTAAACTAGGCACTCTCTTCTCCTCCAATAATGGCGTCTACAATATTCTTTACGGTCGTAGGATACCACTTCCCACCGTTTTGCGAAAGTATTCCATCAGCATTCAGTCCGTTGGCAATCTCTCGGTACGACAATCCCTTGAATCGCTCGGCAAGGATTCTATCCTTAAGGACGTCGGGAGTTTTGTTTTTTGGACCCATGTCCACTCCCCAAACAATTCCGCGAGCGCGGCGGTCTTTGTGGACATCCTTTTGACGAGAAGCAATGATGCCTCGCTCCATCTCCGCGAGCGCCGACATAATCGTAACCACGAAGCGCCCCTGGTACGAAGAAGTATCCAGGTTCAGGTCCAGCATGATTAGTCGCCAGCCCTTAGCGTTGGCCCTGTCCACGATGTGCAAGAAGTCCGTTGTACTACGAGCCAGTCGATCAATACGAGTTACCAGTAACGCCTGAGCGTCTCCAGACTCTAACCTCTTAAGGGCGTCGACGAGCGCAGGTCGGCCGGTAATGTTCTTACCAGAACGGCCTTCTTCTTTGACTAGCTCCCAGCTGGTGAACCCATGAAACTCAGCGGCGGTTATCAACTGACGCTCCTGAACATCTAAAGAGACTCCCTCATTCACCTGCATAGATGTACTAACGCGGGCGTATAAAAGTGCCTTACCGGGGTCAGTGGAGTCCACTACTGCTCTTTGTCCTCTTTAAGAACAACGTCCTTAGCTTTGATAATAACTACGCCATCCATGTCCTGCATTCTTTTAGCAAAACCAGACTCTTTAACTTCAGTCTCGACGGGGGCTGTTTCTTTTTCTTCATTCTCCATTTGATGCTTCTTTCTCTACTTAGTGACTAAGGCTTTTAATCTATCTTCCAATAGCTTAATTATATCCTCAGTTTGTTTGGTTGGCTTCTTAATAGACTTTAGGAACGTCAGCGTCAACGTAATCTCTTCCAAGGCACCCTGGTGCTTCCACCATTTCTTAGAGACGTCGAAGTCAGCGGATAGCTTGTCATGTATTGGAGTATCAGTCATTACTTCTCCCCCTTGATACGAGCAATAAGGTGCTCACGCCATCCGCCCTTAGTGCCCTCAATTGGGTCCAGGGACTCCTTCAGCTCTTCCTTAAGGATTGCAACGATACGCTCACGCTCGCGCAGAGCGCCTTCGTTCATCAGGATAAGTATTGCCAGCTTCTGGTCCTCGTCCTTAGGCTCAATGTCAATCGTTGTGTACTCTTCTTTTTCAGTCATTTTCGTAACACACCTTCTCTATTAGTCGTTTAATTACCTTACGTTTCCATGGTACCCTGGTCTCCTCCAAAGTATCAAGCATTCTTTTAATAAGAACAGCCTTACCAGACTCATAGGCCTTTTGGTGTTCCCAATCTCCACCTTCGATAAACCCCTGCTCATAAGCCTCTACCTCATCTTCATCAGCAATAAAGACGTCGCAGATTAAGTTTTCTACTCCTATGTCATGAATAAACCAGGCTACAGCCTCAGTTTTAGTTTTAGCCTTGCGGTACCAAACATATTCAGACTGCCTATCCTCTCCCAGATAGATAATCTTCCAGAGGGGCTTATAGGACACTAGCCACCAAGTCATCTACTAATCCATTAAGGACGTCGAAAGTTTCGTAGTTGGCTAGGCGCTGGTCAAACTTGTAAGAGTCCAGAGCTCTTTCTGAATCGTGGTCATTGGCTGGACCAACACCATTACGCTCTACTCTCCACACCACACCGCCGCTCGACTTAATCGCGTCGGCTTCGTTAGGGTAGCGACAGTCGGGGATAACTACGTTCGCTCCAGGCTCCACGCGTGACAGGGCTAGGTTTACCCAGAAGTCCTGTCCAAACATCTCTCGACCAATCTCAGTCCCGAAACGTTGCATGAGGCCACGAACTTCGGGGCTCTGGGATTTAAGGTCCTCCCAGCCTATTAGTCGAACGGCAGAAGCAAGCTCCGTGCGAAGCCCGTTTATTGAAATCGTAGGGTTTAATCGAACTAAAGCCTCGCGCATAGGCTCTGCAAAGGATACCTTGACAAAGCCAAAGTTATCCACAAGGTGATTGGCAACAGTATCTTTACCCGAACGCGCCCAACCTGACAATCCAATAATCATTTCATCTCTTTTCTTGTATAACCTTAACCCCAAGTTTATACGGCGTCCGGACTTTCATCCCGTTTAGCCTTAAGTTTTTCCTTGTATTCTTTGGCAAGATTCGTTGTACTTTGATTTTTATAGTGTACACGCTTTACCCTGTCAAGTCTAAAGCTTCTTGTGTGCTCATAGCCTTTTGACCCGCCATGCACGTCTATCCAAGAGATTTCTCCGTTGACTACGTATCTCATGAAAAGGAAGCGTCCACGCTCTCCTTCTATCTTCAGTTCAGTTCCAGGCACGACATTGCGACCGTTGATCTGAATCTCTGTCTCAATCACCCAGTTGTCGTTCGGCCTTGGACCGCTAGGAACAGATTGCTTTTTTCTAGCCATAGTCACCTACCATACCATAAAAGAAAACCCCCCGTGTCTCCACGAGGGGTTTACTGTTTTATCTATCATCATAATAAACATACTATCCAAGCGCGACCTCAGATTCCGATGCATTCCATATTGGTTCTCTTACTACTCAACGCCTCGCGGGGTACTATTGGTTCGGATACTACTCAGGTTGCTATGGGCGATTCCTCAGCTGAATCTAGCAGTTACTTATACATTAACATTCTTTTCTTACGGTTGTCAAGTGGAGATGGCGGGAATTGAACCCGCGTCCTAACATATTCTATTTGTTTTTCTACAAGCTTAGGCAGTGAATATTTCGGAGACTGCACTGCCACATCTCCTGGTGCTTCAGTTTTACGTCTCCAGCATGGACGTGGTGCGGGTTATCCTATTTATTTAAAGCCTAGCTGCCCACTTAGGATTAGTGCTTTGCTAGGGGTTCTAACTGCTACTAAGCAGCTAGAGCGAATGCAGAACGTGATTCAGCATTTATTTCTTTTAGCGGTTTTACGAGACTCCGCCATCTCGGCTTGCTTCACCAAACTTCAGATGCCAGTCGAAACCTGTCATCCCCGTTTCTATATTTAGTTGTATTAAAAGCTAGACCAAGTTTCGCCAAGCAAACACATGGTCCTGACGGCAAACAAAGCACCTGCACCCAGTACTGTACTTCTCTGGAGTACCACAAGCAATGATAGCCGCTTCTTTCTTATCTTTATTGTACGAGTCTGTTTTGTTTTGATGGCATGTTTCACATAAGACTTGGCAGTGTTGGAGCTCTTTCTTACGAACTTCTTCGCTACGAGACCATATATCACGGGGGTTAAATGTCTTGTCATTCTCATCAATGTGGTCAACCTCTAGATTACTGGTTGACCCACACTTCTTACATTTACCACCCTGAGACTTAATCCAGTCGCGCTTGCGCTTAGTCACGTAGTCGAGCTGGTATTCTCGCTTCTTATCGCCTGTGTATCCCATGCATCAATTATAGCAAACTATGACTTAGTGATTAGACGACGCTTGATTGCGTCAAATATCTTCGGACGCTTCTTAAACGCCTTCTTGTTGTTGCGGTCATCATTGCCACCCTTTTTAGGAGCAGGACCGCCACCTTTACCTTTTGCCATGGTCATTCCTTTCTTTAGATTTGAACATGCTAACACACAAATAATTCTTTTGTAAAGTACTTGACAAGTATTATTTAACCTGATTATAGTGAGTTATATCTTCCAGCACTAAGGAGCAAATATGAAAGACGAACTACTAGAAGAGTACGCGGAGAAAATCGCTCCGGTACTGCCACTAGCCAAAAAAGCATACGGATCAAGAGACACCAAGTCTCCTCAGCATGACGCATCTAGGACCTATACGGAACTTCTCGTTGAGTACTACTCGAAGGGCGGTAGCCTGTTGGCTCTAGCCAAGAAGCTTGAGGTCACATACGCAGGAGTTAGACGCCGAGTAATCATGGCCGAGATTCCAGTAGCAGCTAAAAGAACTCGTAGCAAGGCAACACCAACCGAAATTCAGGAAGCAGTCGAAAGAATTCAGACTGCCAAGACTTACGGGACAGACCAGTATCACGAAGCACTTCGCTTCGAATACGAAGACAAAGGCATCTCGCTCACTAAGATTGCAAAAGCTATGGGCCTGAGCTCAGCTAATCCTTTGTACTATGGAGTAGCCAGAACTAAACTCAAAGGCGAAGACATAATCTAATTAAGAAAAACCCCCTGCTTTCGCAGGGGGTTCTTTTTTATTGAACTAGTTGACGCCCTTGTTCTTAGCAACTTCAGCTTCAGCAGACGATGCGAACGCAACGTTGATTTCGTCTTCGCTTAGGTTTCCGTCTACAACATAGGCACGGGCTAGAGATTCAGCAACTTCCATGACACCGACAAACGCGGCGATAAGGGCTGACTGCCACAGCTCAACGCCACCGATAGAACCGGCGGCTAGAACTGCACTGACTTTTAGAATCACCAAAGCGACAGTACGCTTTAGGATGGTTTTTAATATGTACATGATTCTCCCGGGATAGGTATGGTTAATTAGCACCCTCTCCCAGGCAATACTATTTTACCTCATTTTAGCGATGTTTACTTGAGGGCAGGGCTATGGAAACCGGAATACCCTTCCTTATCTTAATTCGCTGCTGCTCAGTGGTTGCTCCCCAGATACCTTGCACGTCGGGGTTGTCCAAAGCAAACTGCAAGCATCGTTTCATATAAGGACACTCTAGGCATATTTGCTTTGCTTCACGCTCATAGCGGTAGATAGGCCGAATCTTTTTCATTCCATCAGGATGGTCTTCAGAAAAGAAGGAGTCAGGGTCGCTCGTAGCGCAGGGAGGAGTCCCAAATTCTTCAAAATCTGGATAATCTTCTGGGAAAAACGACTCAAACGCTGGCATATTTAGTTCCTTATTTTCTGCTTGTTGGCACTAGAAAAAGCCTATCTTGGCCTCTTAATTTACGCAAGAGGCAATTACAAATTGGTAACAAAAAAGCCGCCCCGAAGGACGGCTTTCCTGCTTTACAGATATTACTTCTGGTTTTCCTTGATGAGCTTTACTTCACATGCGTCTGTGGTGCAGTAGGCTTCGCCAATAGCTTCAACGCCTAGACCCTGGTAGACGCCATCAAACGAGATAGGGAACAACTTCTCAGTCGCGCTCTCATACTCTTCTTTTGTAATCTGGGTGTAAGGCATTTGAGGGTAGGTGTAGTTACCAGATGGCAAGAACGATACTGTCTTGAGCTGACCGTCATACATGTGAAGCACAGACTCAACGTGCTGAGCTTCCCTCTCCGGGTCAAAGGAGATGGTGACTGACACAGAGTTGTCTGACCAGTAACGCTGAGCAGTAGCAGCAAGTGCCATCTTCTCAAAGATAGTAACGTCGCGCTCTGCACGCTTAGCACCAGACTTGATTGGGAAGAATACTACCGAGGTAGTCTCTGGACTCTCTGAAGCTGGTTCTACATTGTAGTTAGCCATCTTGAATAGAGGCAACATTGGGTCATTGTTACCAAAGCGGATGGCACGCATAAAGTACTCGCCACCTGGAGTCCAGTGAACGCCTGGGCTCTCGCCTGCAAGAATCGACACAGTGCCTGACGGCTTGACAGTCGTGGTCTTAATTGACTCACGGATACCTAGCCACTCTGAGTAAGTGACATCGTACTTCTTGATAACTGCGTAGCCCTCGTCCATCCAAGTACGAAGAGCCGGAAGCCCATGAATGTCAGCAAAGTTAGCAATACCAGACATCGAAGTTCCGATGCGACGGTTACGCTGCATAATTGCGTTGGTCTCTTCCCAGTGGGTAGGCATGAGAGTTACGGTCTTAGCGTAGAGGTAAGCAAACTTCAAAGTACGAAGATAGTCTTCCTTACTCTCGTGGCGGTTTAGGTATGTTTCAACCAAGGTGCACATCTCATAGCTTTCGAGAGACTGCTCTGCACAAGGGTTGTAGCCCATGATGCGGTGGTCCTTGTTGTTGATTGGGTCACCTAGACGGCCATAAGCCTTTGACACATCTTCCCAGATTACGCCTGGCTCACCGTTGCGGATAATGCCATCAATAATCTTTGAGAAGTCAGTACCAACGTTAACCATGACCGAGTTGTTTGACATCCAACCCCACCCTGG